ATTGGATAGACCATAATAGAAAAGTTGTAAACTTACAAGCAAATAGTATTAAAAGTAATTCTGATGAAATTATAGGAACTAATGAAAGTGACTTATCTTTTCATGTTATTGATTTTTAAACATCAAGTGATTTAAAACTATGAATATTGTTTTCATAAAATATTGCAACGTTTTTACTACCACTTTCAATTATAAAAAAACCATCGTAATTACGTTTTTTTATTTCATTAATTATTGGTTCACATTCAATAATTCTCCAAGCGCCATTTTTTATTCTCCATAAATAAAAATAAACACTTTGTGATTTATCTTTAATGTCAAATTCCGTATCTGAATCGTAATCATATCCCTTAAATCCAGTACCAATAACCTCTTTAATTTTTGTTCCATTAACTGAATCGACATAATTAGTATCTATCATATTTTGTAAAATATCTTTAAGATTAAATTCCTTCATTATTTCAGGTTTTGATGGGTCACATAATTTAATACCATCTTTTAAAATAACCTCAAATACTTTACCTTCAGGAAATTCATCCATATCAGCAAACTGTTTTGCAAAATTAATATTTGACGTTAAAAATATAGCGCCAGCAAATCTTCTTAATTTTGGTGGAAAATCACCTTTTCTATTACCATGGTAAAGAATCTCAACATTTGATGACCCATTAGAATCATTTTCAAGGGTTAATTCTTTTAACCCCATGAGTTTTTTCATTTTATATGTTTGTTCTTGTAAGTTCATAATATTTTATATTACATTATACGGTGATTGCATTGGTCTAAACTTTAATGCTTTATTAAGATTTTCAGCTTCAGCACCTTTTCTCTCAAGAATTTTTTCTGGTCTAAGTCTTTCTAATCTTTGCATTAATTCCTCAACTAGTTTTAATTTTTCATCTTTAGCTTCAGTTTGTAAAGATTGGTAATCAAGTTTTATTGTACTATCAGGTACTTGTAAATCACCTGAAAATTTACTCCATATTCTAGCTAAACCTTCTTTTGAATATGCAATAAAATATTTTCTAACCCAATTTTTTGATGGTTTATTTAATAAATCCCAAGTTAACTCTTCTGTTTCAACATCAGATGGTAATTTAATAATACCTTTATTTTTATCAATACAAGTATCTGTCACTGTTGTATCATAATACCAATACCAAACCTTTTGTCTATTATTACGAATAGAACCAAAATCAAATCTACCTCCAGGAACATTATATAAATGTACAACTTTAGTACCGTTAGGTCCTGCGGTAACTCTATATGTTAGTTCTCCACCAATTAAACGATTTTTAATATTTCTATCTTGCATTCTTAATAATAAATCATATGCGGGTAACATGAAGTATGATCCAGATGAACCTTGTTGTGCAAATCCTCCAACTCCACCAAACGCAACACCACCTAATCCACCGAAACCACCTAAAAACGGGTCTACAATCGAGTCAGTTAATTCAGCCCGACTAAACCACAATAATTCATTTATCTCTCTTCCTGCGGGAATTATGTAGGTTTGTGTGTTAGCACTTAACGAAATATAATCTTTTTTTAATTCTGCGTCACCACCTGATTGTAATCCAACTATTTTTGAATATGAGTGTGTATATTGTGTCTCATAATCTAAACTTCTGGTTGTGAAGGCTCTACTTAATGATTGGTTATCAACATTTAAACCAGCTAATGCTGACCATTGTGATTCAATTAACCAATCACTAACATATTGTTCATATTCAGATATGGATAGTTCAATAAAAGTATCCATTTGTTCTTCGGTAAGTTCGACCCCTCTAACAGGCATACCTAAAACATGTAATACTTGTGTAAATAATTTTTCCCTTTCTTGTTCTGAAATAATTGTTGTCATAATTTTATATATTCTTATAAATATCGTATATTTGAGTATGAATTATCACGACGCTAAAAGATTTATGAATAATTACACTTTTAAGGTGAATAATAAAAACACCTGTAATGATGTAATGAAAAGAAAGGGATTGGAATATGACCAATGGATAAAACATTCTATAAATGAAAAATTTGGTCTTAAAGATAAAGACGGTCGTTGGTGTTGGAGAAATACAATAAACACCCATCCGTATTGTTTTCTTGAATTATATAAAATTTCACAAGAATTAGGATATGATGAAATTGATTTTTTTGATGAATCTAACCAACTTGAGAATATTAAAAAGTTATGGAGTTGGTTAGAAAGTAATTGGGAGTTAATTTTTACAGATAATATCGAATCTAAATATTTCTACAGATTAATGTTTTTAACTAATAAATCTTGGTCAGTAGGTCAAATTACCACTATTGCATTTTTATACACTTTTAGAGAAATATTTGAAGATAAGGAATTTAAAAAAATTAATTTTTCATTAGAAAGAGGAGATTTATTAGATTTTGTTGGTATTGATATTAAAATAATAACAAAGGAAAACGAAGAAATAACCATTCAAGTTAAGAACGGTAAATTTACTGAAAGAAATTCTAATTACGAAATAAGTAGTTCAGTTAATGATTTAAAATCTATTGCAACTCATTATTGTTTCGTTAACATACAAGAAGATGAAACAAAAATCATAGTATTTAAAAATGAAAAAAAACAAATATTAGAATATTTTAATTCCTATACTTTTGAAAAAGAATTATTAATAAATAAACCAATAACAAAAAATATGATTATACCACAAAAACTACACGAAATGTTAATATTTTGTGCTGAAAATAAAATAGTATTTGATTTAAAAAATAAAGAAGGTGAAGAAAATAATATTTCTTGGTCACTAAGTCCTGAAAAAATAGTAACCGTAACAATTGGAGACTTTAAGGAAGAAAATTTGGGTAATTACATATCAACAAAATTAGATGAATTAAAAGAGGCTCTTAAGTAATGTATTAGCAAAACTTTCACCATATTCACCATCACCCATAACTTGATCAATAATGTTTTTCTTTTTTTGTAAAATATTATAAACAATCATTTCAATAGTATTTTCAAAAACAGGATAATAAACTAATACACTATTTTTTTGACCGTATCTGTAAGCCCTATCTTCTGCTTGTGAATGGTCTGAAGGTACAAATGATAAGTCGTTCATTATAACCACCTCAGCTGCTGTTAATGTAATTCCAACACCACCAGCTTTAATATTTGATATGAATATTTTTGTTTTGTCATCATTTTGAAATTTATCCACACTTTGTTGTCTTTTTTCTTTTGACATTCTACCATCAAGAATTACCGAATTTTTTTTATACTTTTCATGTAACATATCTAAACTTGATGTGAAATTCGTAAATACAATAACTTTTTTTCCTTGTTCAATAACTTTATCAATTAACTCGCAAGTATATGGTACTTTTTCAAATGCAATGACTTGTCTTAATTTCATTAAACGATTTATTGTAACCGTTAAAGATTCTTTATTCCTATTATCTTTTGAAATTCGTATAAAATCTTCTAATTCATCACTATAAAACGTACTAGTTAAATCTAAAAATATTGGACTAACCATCTTTTCAGGTAAATCAAGAATATCTGTTTTCATTCTTCTTAGAACAATATTTTTAGTTCTTTCTCTAAGTTCATCTAAATTAGATGAACCATTCGTATTCCATATTTTTTTACCCCCAACTTTAAATTGATATCCCGCACAATATCTTTTCACATAACCTTGCCAATTTAACGCAATTGGTGAATCAACTATTTTTAATAAATTATAATAGTTGATAGGTCTTGATGTCATTGGTGTTCCTGTTAATAACCAAACTTTGGGGATATTCTTAACCAAATCATTAATCAATTTAGTTCTTTGTGCCGTCGGATTTGAAATATAATGTGCCTCGTCAATAATAACTAAATCAAATTTTTCATTTTCAATTAACTTATATGATTCAATATTTTCCGTCTTTTCCATACTATGATAATTTTTTAAAATATCATAATTAATAATATAAAAATCAAAAGTTGGTTCCCAATTTTTACCTTCTACAATTAATATATTTTTATCGGAATAATTTTTTATTTCTCTATACCAATTTATTTTTAATGATGATGGACAAATAATTAAAACTTTCTTTGATTCACTCTCTAATGAGGCTATAATAGCAGATGTGGTATTATGTGTAACAATACAATGTTCTGCAACATATAACTTATCAGGTGCGTCAACGGATATACATACCGTATTTTCCTTACCAATTTTTTCTATATTTTTAATATATCTACCTGTTGGATATTTTTGAGGTTCATTATATCTTTCTGACTTTCGTTTTAAACGAAACGGATTCATTCCTGATGGTAATTTTATATTTACACGATAAGATATTGAACATTCCACACGTTTACCATCTTTTTTATAATAACTTCTTCTTGATTTTTTTCTTGCGATTCCACCTAGTGTTTGAACGATTTCACACACATCATCGCATAATTTTTCAGAAATTGTTGAATATTCAGTTGAATGGAAAGTACCATTTTTAGAAAATGAACAATGACCGTCTGTGTCCATCAAACCTTGTAATATTGCAAGTCGGTTCTCAATGGAGGAATATTTATATATCTCAGGTATAAATTTATTATAAGAACGAGATTCTAATAATCCAATTTTATCAATATTTTCACCTAAAAAAATTTTACCACCCTTTAAATTTGGTTTGGTTTTTAAAGGTATTAAATTATAATTACCAAATAATTCATCATAATCATCTTGATGTACCACAAATACACATTTTTCTTTCTTAAAATGTCCATCACCAAGACACAGACCAAGTAAATATGGTTCTATCGGTAATTCGTTATCATTATTAAATTCTATTGGTTTTACAATCGGAATCTGCCATTTGTTATTACCATTTGGAGATTTATAATAAGTTTCAATATTATAATTTTTTTCTGAATTATATCCGTCACCTTTTATCGTTATTGTTCCACCTTCAAACATTTGTTTTGTAGATAAAATTAACGATTTTTTTAATCTTTCATTTTTCCTATTTTTACCATAGTTAGGTGATGAAACCGACCATAAATGTGACCCATCAGTTACTATCTTATAACCGTCATTAAATGTGACTTCGTAAATATCTTGTTTTTTTTGAGGAAAAACACCAATTACTGTACATTGATTTCCATCAGAACCTATTATCTTATCACCAACAATTATATCCCCAATTTTTTTAGTTCCGTTTGGAGTATACACTAAAGTACTGATAATCAGACCTTTTCCCACGCCCATATCGTCAGCTAAAATAAATTTATTATTTGATAATAATTTTTCTATTGCTTCTTTTTGATGATTCATGGGTGCTCTATGAGAGTAAGGTGAATAATCAATAACTCTATTTAATTTTTTCTCTTCTTGAATTATAGCAAATTTTGGTAACCATATTGCGTAATTATTTTGATTTTCATTTAATTTACCCCATATATGATAAGCATTATCACTTTCACATAATAATTTTTCACACCAAATTTTTTCAGGTAATGAAGATAAGTTTTTATCTTTCATTAAAGTCTCAGCAAAATTCTTGGTAATTGTAATATGTTTTTTAGCTATTTTTGGTACAACATTATAATATTTTATAACATATTCAGATTGTGTTCTTGTTAAATTATATTTTACATTAGTAACCATTTTTAGTTTCCAATCTAATATTTGATTGTTAAATCCTTCATATTTTAACAATAATTCTCTTGCTTCTTTTTCAGGTATTATATTCTCCATACAACACAAATATACTTAAAAATTTTTTAATAACAAAACTATTTATTAAATATGAAACAAAAAATACCCATAACAAGAATAAGTAAATTCTTTTCTGAAGATGATTTTAATTTAAACCAACAAATAGGTCAAGAGTATCTTCATGGAGATATTAATATGAAATTAGTTCTTTTTAGAATTAACACACAAAAGACTGATATTGATAATGTTTATGGTGAAGTTGGTAAAGACCAAATAAAGTTTTTTCCACCTGTTGAATTTAATGGTTTAGTTAAAATTGAAGAACCTAAAAATACTGCATATAAAACAGGATTAAATAGATATTTGGAACCAGGGAACATGACTGTATCGGTATATATTTCACATTTGGAAGAATTGAAAGTAGATATAAAATATGGTGATTTTATTGGTTATCCTGAATCAGAAGATAGGGTAAGATATTATACTGTTGTAAATGATGGAAAAGTCACATCGGATAATAAACATAATATGTTTGGTTTTAAACCATATTATAGAACAATAGTTTGTGCTCCTGCACAAGAATCAGAATTTAGAGGTATATAATAAAATTAACCACATAAGTTAGATTATTTATAATAAATTAAAAAATGGGAATACCTAAAAGAAAAAATGATATACAAGTTTATAATAGTAATAGTGGTATAAACGAAACTAATGTAAAAGGAAGAAGAAAAGAATTATTAGAAAGAATAACAAAATCAGATACTTTCTTACCCGATTCAATTTTACATGAAGATCTTGATTTAGGTATGTTAAATTTTATTACTGAAAATTTTAAAATTGTTTCTGATGGTGAGGAAATACCAATAATACCTAAAATTTTAACAGTTCAAAGATGGGGAGAAATTTCGAATAATTGGTCATTCTCTGATGAAAGTGGTAATATAAAATTACCATTTATTGCGGTAATTAGAAAACCTGATGTTCAATTTGGTACTAACCCATCTATTCATAGAACTATACCAGATAGAAGACAATTTTTTTATGCATCAGTTCCAACATGGAATGGAACACAAATGGGTGCTGATGTGTATAAAATACCACAACCAATCGCTGTTGACATATCATTTGAAGTAAGTGTTATTTGTAATAAACTAAGAGATATAAATCTTTTTAATAAAAAAATATTACAAAAATTTTCATCTAGACAATCATATACAACAGTAAAAGGTCATTATATACCCATAGTATTAGAAAGAATAGAAGATTCTAGTCCAATGGATTCTTTAGATAATAGAAGATTCTATATTCAAAATTATTCTTTTTTAATGTTAGGTTTCTTAATTGATGATGAAGAATTTGAAGTTAAACCAGCAATTAGTAGATTGTTCTTATTAAATGAATTTATTCAAAGTAATAATTTTATAAAAAAATATATTACAAAAACTATTGAAGTAACTATCGTGTCTTTTCCAGCTGATGGAGTACAAAAAATTTTTAGTGTTGGTGAAACTATAAATGTTTTATTTACTGTGACAATTAATGGTCTTGTTCAAATTAGAGATGACGATTATTTTCATGTTTCTAAAACATCAAAAATAAGTTTTATTGAATCACCTGTAGAAGGTTCAGTAATAACAATAACATATTATAAGGGAAGAAATGAAACATTTAATGATAATTTCGGTAAACCTTTAAATGTATTATACCAAACTTTTATATATGATGGATCCACATTAGAATTCACAACTATAGATTTGATAGATAGTGTGATTAGTTTAGATATAAATGGTCTTGTTGAAGATGAAGGTGTAGGTTTTGAAGTTTCAGGTAATAATAAAATTAAAATTTTAGGTACACCTATTTTAGGTTCAAAAATAAGTGTTGTTTTTTTAAATTAAATTTTAAATGACAATTTAAAATTATATAAAAATCTTTGATAAAAATAAAGATATTTATATTATAAGAAATAAAATAAATAAACCAAAATTTTAAATATGTCAAATTCAAATAGAGTTTTCGTATCTCCAGGTGTTTATACATCAGAAAAAGATTTAACATTTGTTGCTCAAAGTGTTGGTGTCACAACTCTCGGATTAGTTGGTGAAACATTAAAAGGTCCAGCTTTTGAACCCATACTTATTAGTGATTATAACGAATTTAAACAATACTTCGGTGGTTCAACACCTGTGAAAGATGGTAATGGTAATCCAAAATATGAATTACCTTATGTAGCAAAATCGTATCTTGAGGAATCAAATCAACTTTTTGTAACAAAAATATTAGGATTAACAGGATATAAACCTGTTAAAACTTACTCAATTAAAACAATTGGTGGCGTAGAATTGGGTTCATTAAGTGGTTCAACTACCGGAACATGTGATCCATCAACAAGTGCTGAAATAACTGGAAGTACGTTTTATCAAAACTTATCTGGAATAACAACATATGATGGTGAAACTTTTTTGAATTATATGGATAGTACGTTTAGTAATAATACTAATAGTAATAATGGTCAATGGTTTGTTATTGGTTTAGTGCCTGAGGATGAAATAACGGGGTTGGTTAGTAGTGACGAAGAAATATCGCCATTAACTGGTCTTATAAATTCAACAAATCCAAATAATAAAGAATGGTATAATCAATTATGTAATAGTAATGGTACTGAAGTTTATTCTTATTTATTTGTTTACAATTCAGGAACTACTGCATTTGATGTTACTCAATTTACATACAATTCAACAGTATTGACTGATTATAATAATCAAGTAGTACTTTCTTTTAGATCAAGAGGTTCCTATTCAGGACAAACATTATTACTTGAAACAACAGGTAATACTCAATTTAATATTAGTGGAAATGATATTTTGAAAAATCCTTTATCTGAATTTACTATCAACGTAACTGGTTCAACAAGTGGTTCTAAAGTATTTACATGTTCTATGGATACAACATCACCAAAATATGTAACAAAAGTTTTAGGTACTGATGTTTTTGATAAACCAAAAGATGAGATTCCGATTTATGTACATGAAGCATATCCTAATTATTTATCATCAGCATATAAACAAGGTTTTATTAGAGGTCTAAGTTTAGATGAAGTATATGTTTCAGAAGGAAATAATTACGCAACTCAATGGGACACCCCATTATCACCAATGGTAGTATCAGAAGTTAGAGGTGGTAAAGTTTCAGATTTATTTCAAGTAATAACTATTTCTGATGGAAATAGTGCAAATGCAGAAATTAAAATTTCAATTATAAATATTAATATTGAAACAGGTGAATTTGATCTATTAGTTAGAGATTTTAATGATACTGATGAAAATCAAGTTGTAATTGAAAAATTCACACGTTGTTCAATGAATCCTGATTTACCTGGATATATTGCAAGAAAAGTTGGTACATCTGATACTGAATATGAATTACGTTCAAAATATATCATGTTAAACATGGCGTCAAATCATCCAGTAGATGCATTTCCAGCAGGATTTAAAGGTTTTGTAAATAATTCTTCATTTTCAGGATCGACATTAGGTTCTATCATGTATAAGACCGAATTTTATGATGCTGGAGATATTGTTGGGTATAATGCAGATGGATCTGATATTCAATCATCAGGTGATAAAATTAAAAAAATAAGTTTTGGTCTTTCTTCACAAATAGGATTTGATAAAGATTTATTTAAGTTCAAAGGTACGTCAGCAATTACAACAACAAATGGTTTCCACTTATCAGTAAACGCGGCACCTATTACGGGAACAACTTTTATTACAACACCATATAATTTAGAAAGTCAAACAGGTGTTGATAATGTTTTAACAAATATTAATTACCGTAAATTTACTTTTGCGGTATGTGGTGGTTATGATGGTTGGGATATATACAGACAAGTTAGAACATATAGTGATCAATATATCTTTGGAAAACAAACATATGTTAGTGGTAACACATCAAATGGTGGTTTATTCAGTACATCTGTTGGTAATTCTGATTACTATTCTTATTTACAAGGTATAAATACATTTTCAAATCCTGAATCAGTTAATATTAATATTTTTGCAACTCCTGGTATTAATTTTTATGACCATAGTTCATTAACATCACAAGCAATTGATATTATTGAAAATGATAGAGCGGATTCACTTTATATTATTGCACCACCAAATTATTCAACAGTTGAAGAAGTTGTAGATGCGTTAGATAGTGTTTCATTAGATACTAATTATTCTGCGACATATTGGCCATGGATACAAGTAAGAGATGTTGATAACGCAACTCAATTATTTATACCACCAACTGGTGAAGTTGTAAGAAATATAGCATTAACTGATAATGTATCTTTTCCATGGTTTGCAGTTGCTGGATATTCAAGAGGATTAGTAAAATCTATAAAAGCTATAAAAAAATTAACTCTTGATGAAAGAGATGAATTATATAAAAATAGAATAAACCCAATTGCTACTTTTTCTGATACTGGAACAATAATTTGGGGAAATAAAACTCTTCAAGTAAGAGAATCTGCTTTAGATAGAATAAATGTTAGAAGATTATTATTAAGAGCAAGAAAACTTATTTCTGCAGTTGCAGTTAGATTACTTTTTGAACAAAATGATGAACAAGTAAGAAATGAATTTTTAAGATTGGTAAATCCAATATTAGAAGCAATAAAAAGAGAAAGAGGTTTATATGAATTCCGTGTAACGGTATCAAATGAACCAGAAGATATTGATGCAAATACTCTTAGAGGTAAAATTTATATAAAACCTACAAGATCATTAGAATTTATTGATGTTGAATTTATTATAACACCAACAGGAGCATCATTTGACAATATATAAGACTAAATGTTTTTTTTATCATAAATCCCCATTTATTTAACAATATTTGGGGATTTTTTTATATACTAGTATCTATCATAAAAAATAAATTAATATTAAAAAGTATTTTTTTTTTATACTAGTATCTAGTATCTAGTATCTAGTATCTAGTATCTAGTATCTCTAGTATCTAGGATCTCTAGTATATAGGATCTCTAGTATCTAGGATCTCTAGTATCTAGGATCTCTAGTATCTAGGATCTCTAGTATCTAGGATCTCTAGTGCAAAAATATAAAATATTAATTTAAATTTCAAGTTTTTTTTTATTTTTTTATAAAATCATATATTTATTATTAAGTAATAAAAAAAAAATGGCAGACTTACTAATGAAAATGCCGGTTCCATATGAGCCGAAAAGACAAAATAGATTTATTCTTCGTTTCCCATCTAGTTTGGGTATAAATGAATGGTATGTATCATCTGCGGCTAGACCTAGTGCAAAAATTAATTCAGTTGAAATTCCTTTTTTAAATACTTCAACTTATGTTGCCGGAAGATTTACTTGGAATGAAATTAGAGTTACTTTTAGAGATCCAATTGGTCCATCAGCATCACAAGCATTAATGGAATGGTTTCGTTTACATGCTGAATCAGTAACAGGTCGTATGGGATATGCGGCTGGATATAAACAACAAGTTGAATTAGAAATGTTAGATCCAACTGGTGTTGTTGTTGAAAAGTGGATTTTAGAAGGTTGTTTTATAACTGATTTAAATTTCAACGACCTTGATTATTCTAGAGATGAAATAGCAACTATTACGTGTTCATTAAGAATGGATAGATGTATTCAAGTGTTTTAAAAATATTAAATTTCGTTGTTCTCTTTATTCTCCAATTCCCATATTAAAATATGGGAATTTTTTTATAAAATTTACAATGTTAAAATAATGTTATATTATTTAATAAATAAAAATATATAAATGGAAGAATATAAAATAGACCCTACGATTTCTTATGATATTGTTGAATTACCATCAAGAGGTATTCATTACGGGAATAAGAAAAAATCATTAAGAGTTTCGTATTTAACTGCATCAGATGAAAACATACTGTCTGCACAAAATTTGATTGCATCAAATATGGTTGTTGATGAATTGTTAAAAAGAAAAATCTTAGATAAAGATATATCAATAGATGATATTGTTGATGAAGACAGACAAGCAATTTTATTATTTTTAAGAAATACTGCATTTGGTTCTGAGTATAACTTTTTTTTAACCGACCCAAAAACAAATGAGGAATTTAAAGCTACAGTAGATATTAGTGAAATAAAATTAAAAGATTTCACTCTATTACCTGATGAAAATGAAGAATTTAAATATCATATGCAAAAATGTAATATTGATATTACTTTTAAATTTTTAACAAAAAAACAACAACAACAAATTAATGATATTGAAAAAAGTTGGAATGGTGTTGGTGTTGCTCCAGTTGTTACTAAACAGTTAGAAATGATGATTAAATCAGTTGCTGGAAATAGAGAAATGATGAATATTCATAATTTTATTGAAAGATTACCTATTAAAGATTCACAGGAATTTAAGAAATATGTTAAAGATAATACTCCAGGTTTAGACCTGAAAAAAAATGTAAAATCCCCATCAGGAGAGTCCGTACAAGTTGATATTGGATTTGGGGTTGAGTTTTTTCGCCCTTTCTACGGATTATAAAAAAATACAATTAGATGAAATTTTGTTTTTGGTTAAGAAAGGTTTTGGATATAGTGACATAATTTCAATGCCAATTTATTTACGAAGATATTATATAAATCATATTATTGATTTAGAAAATTCTTCGAAGTAATATTTATATAAAAAATAAAAATGGCTAGATCGATAAATGAATTTATAAAAATCGCAGAAAAAAGTGGTGGAAATGTTGATAAGTATTTTGATTTAGCTAAACCTGTTAAAGAGGATGAAGTAAAGTATTTTATTAAAGCATTTGATGATGTTTATGATACTGATACCGATACTACTACAAATAAAAAACCATCTAATTTTAAAGAAAAACTTAAAGAAGGGTCACGTGATCTTTTAAATCAAGCAGCAAATATACAATCATTTGGTTCAGAGGTTATATCATATAATTCCCCACTTAAAGAAGGTGGAATAATTGCTCAATCATTTAAAGGTATTTCTGATATATTATTTAGTAAAACACCAGACAAAAGTGTAGGTTCAGTAATTGGAGATATGTTAAGTAGTGCGGTTGGTAACGTTCTTGAAGGTGGTATAGATATTTTAAAAAAAGAAGTTGAATTAAGAAATAAAATAAATGCAGAAATAGGGATTGGTGGTGAATTATCAAGAGGTTTAAGAAGTGAAATACTTGAATCATTACCTGTGGTAGAAGGTATGGGATTTGGTTTCGAAGATATTGGAAACGCTATTGTAACAACAATGAAAGAGACTGGTCGTTTTTCATTGATGAATCAAGAAACAATGGAAAAAATGGCAGTAACATCAAGGGCGTTTACTGGTGATATGGAAAAAACCGCATTATTATTAAGGAATTTTGAATTAATTGGTGTGGGCGCTGAAAGTGCTCTTGAAGGTGTAAATAAAATCGGTCAATCGTCATTAAATATTGGATTACAATCTAGAAAAGTTGTTGCTGAAACTCAAACAAATTTAAATAAAATAAATCAATATGGTTTTGAGAATGGAGTGAATGGTCTTAGTAGAATGGTTCAAAAATCTATTGAATTTAGAATCTCAATGGATTCTGCATTTCAATTAGCAGATAAAGTATTTAGTCCGGAAGGGGCAATAGAATTATCGGCTAATTTACAGGCAATTGGTGGTGCTATTGGTGATTTAAATGATCCATTAAAATTGATGTATATGGCAACTAATAATGTCGAAGGATTACAAGACGCAATAATCGGTGTTGCAGGTTCATTAGCAACATATAATGTAGAACAAGGTAGGTTTGAAATAACAGGAATTAATTTAAGAAGGGCAAAAGATTTAGCAGGTGACTTAGGTATTAGTTATGACCAATTAGCAAATACTGCAATTGCTGCAGCAGAAAGATCATCCGCAGCCGTTGATTTATTATCAAGTGGTTTACAGTTAGAAGATAAAGAAAAAGAATTTCTAACTAACATATCTAGAATGGAGGGTGGTAAAATGATTATTGATGTACCAAAATCATTAGCTAAAGAATTAGGTCTTGACCAAACAAGAATTGCGTTAGATAACTTAGATCAAAATACCGCAAACGCTCTTTTATCTAATCAAAAATATTTTGAAAAATTATCACCAGAAGAAATTGCCAGAGAACAATATAGTGAAACACAGAAATTAGAACTTAGTGTACGTGAAATTGCAACAATGTTAAAAGTTAGATTTGCTTCAACCATAAGAAAACCATTATCAAAAATAGATGATTACTTAAAAGAAGTTAATAATTATATTAACCCATCAGATAATAAAGTAACTAGTTTTGATTCTGCATTAGATTTAATTAGAAATGATCACGACAAACAAGCTAACGATTATATAAAAAATATGAACCAATCATCTAGTGATTCTAAATTAACAATAGACCATAAATTTAGTTTTAATAATGTTAATAGTGACGAATTAGTTAGAATACTTATGAATAATCCACAATTTGTTCAATTATTTAATGATAGAATAAAGAAAAATATGAACCAAGGTACCGGTGGTGGGTATAGTGGTTTTTAATAAAAAAAAATAATAAATGATAGAAAGTAAATTAAATTTTAAAAACACTAAAGAATTTAGAGATTTTTTAATTGATAAAACACTTAAAAGACCTAATGGTCCACAGACTTTTACGGAAGCAAACTATCGTGTACGTTCTATCAATTTGTTACCCAACATAGACCCTGGAGATGTAAAAACAAATTGGAATAGTTTTTTTAAAGATAGTTTTGGGTTAAATTTATTTCAACAAGATGAATTTAATGAATATATAAATTTATCTAGTTTAAATTTACAATTAGGTAATAACGGTAAAGTATATTCTGGGTATATTGATTCATTTACAAGAGTAGATACTGGTTTAGTTGGTATTATGACAGGAAAGAAATTTGATAATGATTCAAAATTAATGAAATTTGCCGTTAAAAATATTAGAGAAAATAAAGATGGACCTGTTTTAGCAAGAATAAGACAAAATTTAAATACTGCAACTTTAGGGAGAGTAAGAGTTTTAGATGCAATTAATGGTAATTTATCAAGTCTTATTGGTATAGTTACAGGTAAAGAACCTTTAATTGAAAAAAATTATAGAATAACGGTTTCAAATAACATCGTTGGTAAAGGGGTTGATTTTTTACAAACGGTTGCTGGTGTTGAAGTACCATTTAGTACAATACCTGGTGATTATTTAAGTAATCCTAAAAACCCTATTGAAAATGGTACTCAATCGAGAAACGGAGGGGGTGGGTTAATACAGGATGTAACAAATGTTATTGGTAATATTTTTAATATTGATAAAAAAAGAAAAATAGCAATTAGACCTTCTGACCTAATGATAAAATATATGGGGGATGGTCAAAAACAAATATTATTTAATAATCTTTCTTTTTCAAAATATTCACCAAATTATACAACAAGAGCGAGGTCTCAACAATCTTCAAAAGTTTTAAATTTTATTGATAATGTTTCAAAAGACATAAAAAATATTTTAGGTGTTGAAGCACCTAACGGTATTGCATATATTGGGGATGATAGAAGTGAAGATGTTAAATTTGCAACTGCTGATTTAAATGGTAATTTAGTTAGAAGTAGTTATTATTTAAGTTTGATGTTTGACCCAATTTCTGCTGATTTATTTGAAAAAACAAAAAATATTTTAGAGGGTGGAAATATTGGTGGACCATTAACTTGGATAAGTAAAAACTCAATTAATGAATTAGGTTTATATAATAATGAATGGGACCAAGAATCTACAAATTTAAACGATTCTTTATCAACTAAATACGGTTTTAGAGAGGATTCTATTTTAGGTAAAACTCAAGAATTATTAAATAGTATGCCTAAAGATGGTTTATCATCAAGGACACATGTTGGAAATGTTATTGACCAAACGAGTAGAATTTTTAAAGAGGGTGATAAAATGTTATCTAGAGGGTCTGCAGTACAATATGTTGATAAATATACTAAACAAACAACAGGTATTGAATATTGTAGAGTTTGGACAAAGGATAGATCGTATATGAACTATTCTGATACAATGAAAAAAACAGGAAATATTCGTAAGTTCGAAGATAGTGTAGTTTCCACACCATGGAATTTAAATATTACACCGGTATCAAATGGTAATAAAGAATTTGAAGGTACATCCACAAACATATTTAAAAAAGGTGATGGATTTTATGCTAAAAAATATATGTTATCTATCGAAAATTTAGCATGGAAAACTTCTAGTACATTAGGTTTCACATACAACGATTTACCTTATTGTGAAAGAGGACTTAATGGTGGTAGAGTTATGTGGTTTCCACCGTATGATTTGAAAATTAGTGAAAGTAATTCGGCAAGATGGTCGGATAATACTTTTCTTGGAAGACCAGAACCAATATATACATATCAAGATACATCAAGAACAGGACAATTATCTTTTAAAGTTGTTGTTGACCACCCAAGTATATTAAATTTATTAGTAAGGGAACGGTTTTCCAATATGAGTGACGAAGAATCTGATAACTATATCAAGTCATTTTTTTCAGGTTGTGAACAATTAAATTTTTATGATTTAATTAGAAAATATACTTATTTAGATGGTGATGATATAAAATTAATACAAGCTTATCTCGAAAAATCAAAAGACTCACAAATAATAAAAACATTCAAAACAGTTATCAACCCAATTGAAGTACCACAACAATCAAGCAATAATAATAATAAAGTAAGTGAATTAAAATTTTCTTTTAATTTAAAATTTGATAATGATTACCCTGGTCCTAATTTACAAACTTTATATGTTGATACACCATATGGTTTATTATTTGAATCATTTAATAATAAAAAAAATAATACATTATATAATTTAAACTATGATTTATCAAGTATAACCGGATTAACACAAACAAACCAATTAAAAAATGAAATTTCATATGTATTTGGTGATCCAAATACTGTTATAACAACAGAAAAAGTTAATCAACAAATTGTAAAATTAGATTTATTATTTATTGAAGCTGAAAAACAATTTAATGATTATATCGATAGAACTGAAATATTAAAACAAAAAATATCTGCGAATACTATAAATGATATAACATTAACTGTAGAATCTTCATCATCATCTGTTGCTTCAGAAACATATAACGAAAAATTATCATTAAGAAGAAGTTCAAGTATTATAAATGATTTTTTCCAAAGAATTAAAAATAATAAAACACCTGATTTAAAAAGTAAATGGATTAATAGTATAAGTCCATCTGAATCAAAATCAGGTGACGTAAATAATCCTGAATTAACAGTTGTTTCAAAAGGACAACCTATAAAAATTGTTAGAAAATTTAAATTAAGTGATTTTGGATATGAAAACAATCAAGGTACAATAACAATTAACACGGTAAATTATGGGGAAAAATTTACGGGTAATTCACCTGAAACTAATTGTATTGGAAAAGAATTTACAATTGTAAAAGGATTAAAAATAAATTCACCTATTGCGTTTTTTTGTAGACAATCTAAAGTAAATATTCAGTATAGTGAGGTTGAAGTTGTACCCCCTGAACCTATAGTTCCACCAGAACCTGTGACAGTAATAACACCTGGTCAAGACATTATAATAGATTCACCAACAAAAAAACCATTAATTGATCCTCTTAAAAAGATAATCATGAAAACATTATCTGAATGTTATTATTTTAAAAAATTAGAAGAAGATTCACCATTTGTTTTTAAATCTTTAAAAGAAAAATTAAAATATTTTCATCCAGGTTTCCATTCAACAACACCAGAAGGTCTAAATTCACGTTTAACTTTTTTATTACAATGTATACGACCTGGTGATACTATACCAATAAAAGGTGTTAGTGATGATACTGATTTAAATGCTAGAAACACATCATTCGGACCACCACCTGTTTGTGTTTTAAGAATAGGCGATTTTTATCATTCAAAGATTATAATAAGGGATGTTAATTTCACATATGATGAAAGTCCATGGGATATGAATCCTGAAGGTATTGGAATGCAACCAATGATAGCAAATGTATCATTACAAATTGCATTTATTGGTGGACAAGGATTATCAAAACCAATCGAAAGATTACAAAACGCATTGTCATCAAATTTCTTTGCTAATACCGAAATATATGATGAAAGATCAATACCAACAAATCAGAATATTGATGGTAAACCTGCAGAAAAATTTACAAAAGATTTTTTAGAAGAATTATTACGATTAAATAGTCAACCTAAACAAGAACCCAAACCACAAAATGTAAATAAAATAAGTGAAGGAAAATATATTGGACTTTTAGATAATAAGAATAATATATTAGAATATACGTCTTATATTAATGATGTTTTTATTTATAGTGAACAATATGTTAAAACATATGAAACAATTTATAATAAATTAATTCCAACATATGGATTAGAAATTGGAAAATTATTATTTCATACTGTTTATAGAACAATACATGAATATGATGTTTATACTACAACCAGTAATACCCCAGGTAAAACTATATCATTATTTGGTAATTATAAAAAAAACAAAGATTTATTTGTTTTAAAAAGAGGTTTATTAGCCGCTTTAGTAGAAAAAATAAAAACGAAAAATTTATCTGAAATGTTTAATTTAGATAAAGATTTAACACCAGCAAAAGTTACAAGGTCAAACGAATTTATAACACCGTTTATAATCACTTATGTTGAAAAAATAATAAATTATTTGGTGGATAAAAATCCATTTCAAGAAATGGAAATTACAAGGAATAATTTAATATCTGCATTGGATAAACTTAATTATATAATTAAGTTTGGTAAAGACAGTAAAATACTTGGGGAAACTGTAACTTCTGCAATGTTATCAGGATTCACATATGATGTATTATATAATGAATATTCTTCTTGTATTGATTACATAGAAAAAAATACCTTTAAATTTTATAATGACCTAATAACTTCTATAGATTTTTATAATCCTATCATTTTAGATAATGATTTTGAAAAAATGATAAAAGTTTTATTATATAATTCAGTTGATGGGATAATGAAAGAATATGAAAAAGATACAACAGTTTTTCCTGAAAACGTAAGAATTAAAATTAGAAAAAGAATAGAAGATTTTGTTGAAAAACCTAAACAAAAAGATTTTAAATTTTCTAAATTCAATCAGAGAAAAAATTCTAATGTGATAAAGTTTAATATAACAGAATCCATAGATACAAATGAAAATGTGAGAGAAGATATTAAAAAAATAAATTCAGATTTTGTTGAAGTAACAACTAAATTAAATTTTTATAAAACAAAAAAATAATGGGGAGAGAATATTTTAATAGATATCAATTTTTTATCGAGGATAGTCAATTTAAAATCGTACCAGGAATTGAAATCCCAATTAAAACAACAGATAAATATTTTATTTATATAAAGGGAAGGGATAGATTAGACAAAATATCTCAAGAATATTATAATAGTCCAACATTCGGTTGGTTAATTTTATTAGCTAATCCATTAGTTGGTAGTATCGAATTTACAATACCAAATAATTCTTTACTAAGAGTACCATTTCCTTTAATTACAACACTACAAGATTATAATAGAAACATAGAATTATATAATTTATATTATGGCGAATAACGATTTAAGTAATAGTGAAAACATATTAGTAAAGGTAGACCAAAACAATTTAATATATGTTGACCCTAATAGTATAGTAGATAACGATGGTAACATACAACCAAGAAATTTTAAACAAGAAAATTTAGTAATGTATGTTAATTTAGAAGCTGATTTAATTCCAAGAACAATTTTATTATCTAAGGATCAAGGAACGACTTTAACAAATATTGCTAAGGGTAATCTTAACTTTTTAAAAAGTCAAACAGGAAACGGTGATTTTGATACATCATATACTGAAAGTTTTGTTGGTGAACCAATATTAAATACTAGTACAAAAGAAAATGATGATTATTTTTTATCAGATAAAACAGGTCAAAATTTTGGTATAGATTCAATAAGTATTAATATAAAGGGGGCTAATTTTATACCTACAGTAACAATTAATTTTGTTGATATTAGAGGTAAAGTTTTATTTGAATCAGCATCTAACTCACCATACAAAGCCTTTTTCCATCTTCCTTGGCCTATTTTTTATTTAACAGTAAAAGGATTTTATGGAAAGGCAATTAGATATCGTTTACATATGGTTAAATTTAATTCTAGATTTAATGATTCAAGTGGTAATTTTGAAATTACAACAAATTTTGTTGGGTCAACATATGCGTTTTTAAATGATATTTCATTATCCCAAATAATTAATTCACCTTATATGTATTTAATTGAAAAGATTGAAAATAAAAAATTTAATGAATCAACAGGTAGATATGAAAAATATGTTTCAAAAACTTCAAAAGGTTATTCTATTTTAACTTCAATTTTCAATGAATACAAACAAAAAAATTTAGTACCTAAAGATATGCCTGTTAAAACTTTAAAAGAGTTAGGTTATATTGCTGAATCATTAGATAAAATATTAGAAAAAGAAATTTTTACTAAGGTTGTAGACATGAAAGTTTTATCTGGAGTAAAAGACATTGAAAAAGATATTGAAGATTTTATAAACACAATAAAAGCTTGGGCAACTAAAAATTTAGCTAAAGATTATATACGTAAACCAAAACTTTTACAAAACAATAGTACAATAGATGAATTTTGGTATAATATTGTTGGTTCAGATAAAACAAAATTAGATACTATAATTGATAAAAATAAAAATGGTACATTAGAACGATTAATATCAAATGGAACAGAAAAAATAAATATATCTTTAGGGTATGTTAATGGTTCATTTAATAATACGACATCTGATTTTAAAAAAGTGACATTAAAAAGTGTTAAATTAATTAAAGATTATTACGATTATGACACAGGTAAAAAAGTGATTGTTGGTATTGATAATTTGATTAGGGATATTTATAGCGTTAAAAATTCATTTGATGAACAAAAGAAAAAATTACAAGATGAGATAGAATCAAAAATGAATAGTATAATTAAAGACCCATCTAAAGGTTTTGGATTTGAACCAACAATTCGTAACATACTTGCAGTTATTTTAGCGAATGCTGATGTTTATATTCGTTTAATGAAAGATGTTCATAATAGGTCTTTTGATAGTTCTAACACTAGGTCTAAATTATTATCTGGTTTAACAAATGAACAAAGTAAAAATACATCACCAATATATCCGTGGCCTGAAGTTAAAAAACCAAACACTGGATGTAAACAAAATATCATTGCTTACCCTGGTGAACCTGAATTAATTAATAAGTTAAAAACAAATGATAAAAGTATATGGCCTGAAGTTGATTTTGTCGAGGAATTTTTAAAAATTGTAACAAACAGAATAGACACAAATGTTAAGAATGAACCAACAACAAATGATATTAATTACATATTTGAAACAGATTTTGATGAAAATAAAATTGATGATATAAGTGGTATTGATGTTATACATAAGAATATACCATATGTTGATAAAACATTTTCATCATTTATTTATGAATTATATGAAAGAGCAAAATATATTACATTATTTGATTCATTTAATAATTCTTTTTTGAAATATATTGTAGACGAAGAATATGAAAATATTATTGAATCTATTGATGGTAATATTGATTTAATTCAGTTAGTTAAAAAACTAACTTCAATAGAGGATTTAATTTCTATTTCTGCAGATGGGCAACAACTAAGAGGATTTCTTGTAGAATCTTCACCAAATGATAGGTTCATTTATTTTAGAGATAATTTACCTACGGTTTCATATTTAAAAGATATTATTGAATATCCATTTTATTTTGAAAAATATGGTGATGATTTAAAATCATCAAATTCATTTAAAAGTGATGAACTTAATAGTGAATTAATAAGATATAAACCTGAACCATATAGAAAAAACATATATCCATTTAGTTCAGATTTATATTTAGATTATTTAAATGTTCCAACATTTACTGATAACAATTTTATTTTTAATGGTATATTATCCATAAATCAAAATCAAGGATTTATATGTTCACCAATTAATTCAGAATCATGGGTAAAAAGTAATTACGTAAATAATATGTTTTTACATAATATTAAAGTCGGTAATAATTCTGTAAATATTTTAAATACACCTTATTTCCATAAACAACTTTATTCTGATTTCATAAACAAAAAAGTAAATGGTAAATATAGTGGTTCTTCATATCTTTTATTAAATTAATTACCATTTTTAGATTTAGACGATGAGATAACATTTAATGGTCAGTCAATTTTAATGTCATCTTTATTTAGAGAAATCTCATCAACTCATTTTGTACCATATTATTTAATGTTGAAATGGGGGTCTTTATATCATCGATATAAAAATAAAATAATTAATAATGAAGATATATTGGATGGATTTTTAAATGGTAGTAATGTTACTCAACCTATAACAGGTACAACATTTTTTGATGGTAACTATACAGGATTAACATATACATCATTCACGATAGATTCAAATACGGTAACACACGATGATAATGTAGGTATAAATCCATTTTATCAAGCAATTTTTCATCAAATAATAAATGGGTATAATCACTATAATGTGACATCAGGTAATACTTCATATAGTGCTCAAACTTTATCTGATAAAATTGTACACAAAAACGTAACAAAAAATAATAAGTATTGGAGTGTTTTTGTAAACAATTCATTATATTACAACAATGAACAATATTTTACATTACTTCCATCAAATGGATTTAATAATAATGACCTTAAATATAAAAACAATGAACCATATCCATTCGCTGAACAATATAATTTTAGGTCATTTTGGTATGATGAAAATATAAGTTCAGAATTTTCAGGTAGAACATTTGCATCATATTCTGAATATCCAAGAAATTATGTATCAGGTTCGACTATTGATGGTATTTTTTCTTTAGATTCGAACTATAGAAAAGTTATTGATTTAATAGGTACGTTTAGTCCAAAAATATTAGAATCATTTGAAGAAATGTTTTTAGACTTTGCATCCGAAGATGCTAATTATGAAATACCATATCAAAAATTTTTAAATGTTAGTTATCCAAAATTTCAATCTTTATTAAAAGATTTATGTACATTAAAAATTAGTGACATTGGTGTTACTAATATAAATGATACGGATACGTTATTTAATACAATAAAATCAAAACAAATCACTAAATCAGAATATATAACATCAAATATTCTTAACAATCAAAATTTAATAAAATTTACTTTAGGTAATCCAAAAGAAATTGATCCATATATTTTTTATGGGATGGCTCAACCAGAATATTTTAATTATAAAAAAACATTATCACTATTTAATGAATCTCCATATAATTCCTCTGATAATAATTTAGATAATCAAGATTTTATAAAATTATATATTGGTGAAGATATTGATAACCATTACATTAATTTTTTTATTACAAATAATATTAAATTAAATGAAGAAAATATTATTAGATATAGACCAATGGTACAAATTTATGCGGGATATGTAAATTCAGGTGGTGTTAATACAACAACAGCATTTAAACAATATTTACAAACATCTGTATTTACAAGTACTGGAAATGGAATATATGCTGCAGGTTCAGAAGTGAGACTTAAATATTTTTTAGATTTATTACTAAAAAAATTGAGTTCATATAAAAATGAAAAAATGGTGTCCCAAAATTCGTATATTAATTTATTTAAAGGGTATAATACTGACCAATCAAAATTAGAACTTTATAATACATTTAAATCATTTAATGATAAATGGACATCAGGAAATTCTATTGGACAGAGATTATTATTAGAAGAATTTTTAATATTAGATAGGTCTAATAGAGATATTGGTGATAAGTTTTATCTTAATCTTGATAAAATAACTAATTTATTAAATCCTAAAAACGGTAAAATAAATCTATACTCTGCGATTTCAATTTTAATTCAAAATACAGGATTAGATATGAGAGCATTACCTTCATATGTTAATTTTTATGGTACTAATCTAAAAAATAAAACTAAAATAGTTCCATCTAAAACTGTGGCTAAAAATTTATTTGGAACATTTTTAGAAGTTGATTATCAAGAATCATCACCTAAAATCATAATTCAATTAGTTGGTAACACATCTAAAAGACTTGACTTAAATGAAAGTAAGGAATATAAGTACGCTGATGATAGTTTTTATATTGGTAGTGTTAATAATAATCCATTAATAACAACATGTCTCGAAAGTTTTTCTACAAATGATTTAAGTAAATCAAATAAAGTAGTTGCATTTGAAGTTAGTTTTGGGGATCAAAATCAAGGTATATTTAAGGGAGTAACATTAGACCAAACATCATTAAAAAACACATCAGAATCATATGTTGTTTTAGAAAATTTAGCTAGATCCGAATCTGGTGCAGGTGCATATAATGTTGATGTTAGTTTATTTGATTACTATAAACAAGCATCATATAGTTGTGATGTTTCTTGTATGGGTAATGTTATGATACAACCAACAATGTATTTTTATTTAAAAAATATCCCTATGTTTAAAGGTTCATATTGGATTACGGAGGTTAATCATAATATAAAAAGTAATGTAATTACAACAAATTTTGTTGGAACTAGAATTCCATATACGTCATTACCTGACCCAAAAGATTCATTTATTGCAAGTTATAGAGTTTTATTTGATAAAATTTCAAATAGGGCTAAATCAATATTAAAACAAGTTACAGCATCAGGAACAACTATAACATCCGTGGATTATGAAGGTGTTAAATATTCGACTAATATGGGTAAAGTTAATATTCCTGGTGAAGAAATAACCAAAACTACACCAAAAGTTGGTGTAACAGAATTTGGTGTACCATATAATGGATATAATAACGTATTAACAATACAAAAAATTGATAATAATGGTACTTGGTTACGTGCGATTGTTGTTAAAATGGGTGGTCCAAATTATCTTATAGAAGAATCTACTGTTGCAAATATTGCGGAAGGTATTTTATGGTCGGATGTTAATAATTCCGATATGAGATTTTATAATCTTAAATTCCAATTAGATATTGCTAACGCAGAACAAATTAGAAGTGCAATTACAGAATTTAAAAATCCATCAAATAATAAGACATTAATACTAGAACCAGATTACCAATTAGATCGTTCTGGTAGTATAAAAGTTCAGGGACCAATTTCTGTTGGACCCAGAATGGATGAATATGGTATGGGTATGTCACCAAAGTTAATGTCAGATTTACAGATAAATGATGGTCAAGTTATATATTTTAGAATGACATAAATTATTTTTTTATTTTTAATTGATATTTATATATAAAAAATATGATAAAGGAAAAATTAAATAAAACTCTCGATAATTACATGTCAAAAAATATAGTTAAAAATGTATCTAAAGACGGTATGGAAAGAGAGGAATGTGATATACAAACAGGAGAATGTCACATTATTAGATCGAAAGATGGTATTGTAGAGAGAATTAATAAAAAATTCATAACCGAAGACGGAAGACAATTATTACAAGATTAATATTATGAAACTAGAAAAAAAATTATTAGAAGAAGTTGCAAGGTTCAATCAAATTAATAAGTATGCTAAAAAACTTATGAATGAACAAGAATTACCTTTACCTGGTGCTGAAGAAACACCACCGGCTGACGCTCCACCAATGGGAGGAGAAATACCGCCATCTGACGTACCTCCAATGGGAGGTGAAACACCACCTGCAGATGTTGCACCATTACCCGATTCAAATACAGAAGAAATAGATATTACCGATTTAGTAAATATAACTAAATCCATTAAAAAAGATGTTGAAGACAGTAAAACTGAACATTCAGGTGTTTTAGGTAAAATGGACGATGTATTTAGTAAACTTGATGAATTAGAATCTAAATTAGCAAATATGGATAATATCATATCTAAAATTGATGAATTAGGTTCAAAGATTCAACAAATAAAAGAACCGACACCACAAGAGAAACTTGAAATGCGTTCTTTAGATTCATATCCATTTAATCAAAACCCACAACAATTCTTCTCACAAAAACAAGGAGAAATGAGAACATCAGGAAAAAATGAATATGTTTTAACAAAAGATGATATTCAAAATTATTCACAAGAAACGATAAGAGATACATTTAACATTCAAGATGAAGATGAATTTAAGTTCTAAAGTAAATTTTTTATTGGGTCTCCATACTCAATTAAAAATAAATCATTGGCAGACCAAAGGATTAGGTAGACATTTAGCCTTTGGTGATACATATTCTAAATTAACAGATTTGATAGATAACTTTGTTGAAGTTTCTATGGGAAAATATGGTAGATTTAGTTTAGATGATGAAACCAATCAGATAAAACTTATTAATTTATCTGAAATGAATCCAAAAAATATGATTTCTGTTTGTATTGAAGCGTTGATTGAATTTTCAGGTGATTTAGATCCTGAAAAAGATAGTGACTTATTAAATATAAGAGATGAAATAATGTCTTCATTAAATCAACTATTATATCTTCTCACATTAGAATAAATTTTTATTTTTATTTTTATAAAAAAAAATTAAAACCAAATTTTGTAATTTGGTTTTTTTTTTGTATAATTGCTGTATGATATTTTTTCAACTAAATTTTTAAATATGTCAACATTAGAAGCAGTACTGGCTCAGTACGAAAAAAACAACAAAGCCGCAGGCGGCAACTCAACTAAAATTCCTCAAGAGGAAAGATTACAGAAGTATTTTGCACCTATTTTACCTAAAGGTGTGACATCAGGAGAAAAAAGAATTAGGATTTTACCTTCCTCAAATGGTGGGAGTCCTTTTACAGAAGTTTTTTTTCATGAAGTAATGGTAGATGGTTCTTGGTTAAAATTGTATGATCCAAAGCAAGAAGGAAAACGTTCACCACTAAATGAAGTTTACGACGCACTTATGATGTCTGGATTAGAATCAGACAAAATGTTAGCTAGAGATTATAGGTCTAGAAAATTTTTCATTGTGAAAGTAATTGACAGAGAAAATGAAAGTCATGGTGTTAAATTTTGGAGATTTAAAAATAATTACAAGAATGAAGGTGTTTTCGATAAATTATTACCTTTATTTAAAAACAAAGGTGATATTACCGATATAAAACAAGGTAGAGATTTAATTATTACATTAGGTGTTACAAAATCTGGTAATGGTAAAGATTACACAACAATTACTTCGATTATTCCAGATGATGCTGGTCCATTACATACTGATACTGAACTTTCAAATTCTTGGGTAATTGATGAATTAACATGGGAAGATGTTTACTCAAAAAAACCTGAAGAATATCTTGAAATGGTAGCTAAAGGTGAAGTTCCAAAATGGGA